CAGCAGCAGATTTTAACAATACTAAGGAAGCATTAAAATCCTTTTGTGCTTTGCTTGCTGACTGTAATCTATCAACAACTATTGCAATCGCACCCAAGAATAGCCCGATCCCCGTTGCAGCCAATGCCACTTTGAAAGCGCTGATTGCTCCAGTGCTTATCGCAGTGGCAACAGCAACCGCTTTCTGCCCTGCTGCTAACAATGCCAACTTCAATGGTCCTTGACCAGTTATCTGATTAGCAAGTTGATTCACTCCATTGGCGATGGCTGTAACTGCCGTAGTCTTATTGATCGCTTCTTGTAGGTTCTTATTCTCTTCGCCAAACAATGCAGCAGCACCTTGAGCAATTTCAAAGCCTGATGACAAAGCACCAACAGCACCAACAGCAGCATCGAACTTGAAAGTGTCAGATGATAGCACCCTCACTCGCTCCCTTGTATCTCCGATCTGATCTTCAAGTCTTGCAGCCTGCAATGTTAGCTTTTGAAACTCATCAGTGTTATCCTTGCCTGCTTGTTCAAGCAATGATAACTCCTGCTTTAACAATCTTAATTGACCAGTTAAAGACTTCTGCTTATTTTCAGTTTGTTCAAAGGTATTGTTTAACTGCTGCTGCTCGGCATTAACCTGAGAGATTTGATTCTTTAGGATCAGTTGAGCCTTTGCATTTTCTTGATATGCCTTGCTCACTCGATTGCCAGAAGCGATCAGCAGCACTTGCTCCTTCTCTAATTCTTTTAGGTTCTTGGTTAGCTTATCAGATTCACGATTGAGTTGATCAAGTGCAGCCTTTACTTGCTGACCTCCGAACGCAGCAGCAGCAGCACCGCCTATCTTCTTAAATTCATCAGCAACCTTTTTCGATGTGGCTGCTGCGCCTTTTACAAGTTCATCATTGGTCTGAGTGATCTTGCCGACTGATGCTTCAAGGCTTGTTGCGTTTGCCTTATAAACAATTTCAACTTCTGCTTGTGCCATCTTTACGTTGGTGCTTTATGAATTGCTCAAATTTAAGCAAATAAAGCGACACATCACCACGCATCAACTCATTGAACTCAACGATATTGCCAGCAGCTAAACTCATTATCTGAGCCTTAAACTCATCTATTACTTTTTTCGCCCGTTGTCGAGGTGAGAATCCAGATGGGTTAATGCTTTGGTTAGATTGCGCTGTGCCTCCACGTTGTACTCCCATAAGCTCTGAAATGTATCGGCTGACATAGTTAGTAATGGCATCAGAGGATCTATATCCAAGCGAGTAAAAAAATCGTGCGAAGCCTCCTTGCACATCGCTTCAAATAACTCTAATTTCTTACTATGAATATCAGGATCAACTACTGCCACATCTTCATCGCTTCTAACCACCCAACACGCAGCAAGGTTAAGCAATAGATCTCTGTGTATAACGGTATCTTGTCTTTCTCTAATAACGTGGATATAGCCTGCCACTACTGCTGCATTCTTTGGATTGCTTAATCCTGCACTTAATGCTTTCTCCATCCCTTCCAAGATTCGCTCCATCTCCGATCCACTAAGACCTGATGAGATGCGCTCCATTAATCCCATCGACATTGAAAACCTTTCTAATGGAAGGTTCATTTCTTTAGGAAATCGATAGTAGGTATGTCCTTCGTGCTTGAATAATTCAACCATTGGGCGCAATGGCTTGACTTCTTTACTGTGCAAAAATATTGATTGCAGTCGACCTCCTAATCCTTTGAATAATCTCATCAAGTGTATTGTTTGTTTTAATCTCTGAATTGTCTTTTAGAATCAAGATCGCTCCTGACTCATCCTCTTCCTGAAAGCAATGGCTGATGAAGTCAACATTGACAATGGTATCGGCTAACTTGGCATTGACACGCAGAACCTCATCGATCTCGTTATTATGAAAATAAGCCTGAACGATGATGAAGCCCGTCATCTCATCTACCATCTTAGCACTGGGCATTCGGCATCAGGCACTCTTGTCTTGGCAGGCAGGAAGCATCCGCACTCTTTGCAAGTGTTGGTTAGCTTCTGATGGTAAGGGCAAACAACGCACTCCATCATACGCTTCCTTGATAGCTTTCTGCTTTCCTTTGTATCGAAGCACCACAGCATCCAGCCGTGAAGGATCATCTTGATCTTCTTTAACATTCGATGCAGTCTAATAGGTTAATAACTCCAACATCCTCAGCATCGGCATTGCTATTCACCACCGAGAAGGTAATGCAAGTGTATTCAATCTCGCAGATAGTAAACACATCACAACCTCTTAGGCTGATCGTATAACCTTGCAGTGGATCGATCTTCGCTCCGACAATGACTATCATTCCATCGGCATCTGATTCGCTGCCGTAGAAGGTCTGAATCTTGCCCGTTGCATTGTGCTTGATGTCTACCACATAGTTAGAATCGGCAGGCACTACTCCGAAGGTGATGCCCTCGTTACAGTAGTCTACAATTATTCCAGAATCAAAGCAAGGAGAACACACGCTCATAAGTATCGCTTTAGTATTGCGTTTACAAAGTAACGAAAACAATCTAAAAAGTCGGCTCGTTCTGCGATGTTTTTACGATTGCTTTTAATGATCCCACCATTGGCATCGCATTGCACTTGCTTGGCATCGAATACAAAGCCCTTGCATCGTTTGGAGTTGGCACGAATATCTAATCGCCTGAGTGCTGCGTTACAATCGATCCTGCTGTTGTAGTGGGTAGGGTTAGCAGGGATCATAAATTGAGAATCTGACAACCTCAACCTTCGCTTGATCTGAGTGTAGGCAGATGAGTTATCTCTTTGCTGCACTGTGCCACCCTTACCCATCGCATCGCCCGTTATCCTGATTAAGCCCATCGGAATGCTTAACGCCTCGACTGCATCGCAGAACGCATCCACGCTGCCCTTGTCGATCTTGATCTCATCCACCACTATCGCACCTCTGCCCACTTGCTGGATGACCAAAGCACATAACGGGTTAATATTGAAATCGACTGACACGAAAACTGGCAAGTTAGGATTGAGTGCAATGCTATCATCGATGTGCCTGTCATCATTCCACTCGTACAAGAATGGATTGGCAACATCATCGGCAATATCCCAATCGCCCTCAACGAATCTTTGGTATTGGATCGGAGGCAGTTCCTTTAATGATTCAAGGTACTCAATCGGGATGTATGGGTTATCGGTTATCTTGGATGGGATGTAACTCCATCGGTCTGGCAAGGTGTTGCTGCGATACTTCTCATAGATGATTGTCTTAACCCAATTGTTCGATGGATTGCAAGTAGCCAAGCAAACGATAGGAGGCTTGCCTTGTGCCTTATTCCAACTGCCGATCCTCTCCTGCACCTTGTAGAAGGTTGGCTCTTGCAGTTCGTTGACCTCATCCAGCCCTGCACCGTTAACTTCCAAGCCCCTGAATCGATTAAGTTCTTTGTCATCGTCATAACTTTCAGCCATAAAGATCAACTCACTACCGTTGTTGAATGTTACTACGTTGGTATCTCTATTCCAAGACTTGATCTTCTGGTCAAGCCCATCACTGAGCAGCCCTGTAAAAGATGGGAAGGTGGTACGCTTTAAGTCAGGCAAACTCTTGCGGATGATCACCCATCGAGAGCCTGCATAGGTCAGAGCAAGGTTAGCAAGTGTCAGAAGTAGCCAATAAGTTTTTCCACCACGTATTCCGCCCCCGAACACAATAACTCGATACTCGCCATTGATGGCTTGATCAAAGGCTACTGTCTGTGTTTCGGTTAGTCGATAACTCATTCACTGCTTCGCTCTGTGCGGATGATCACCAATGGCTCGGTGGTTGTGATAGTGCTTTCACCGTTGTTGCTCCATCTTCCTCGCTGCCTATTCGATAGCCAGTGCTTCGCTGCTGCGGTGTCCGATGGTAGCTGCTTGTGCAGTTTAACGATCTCGCCATCCTTAGTAACTGCCTCCTCAACTATCGTAACTCCTAATGCTCGCTCATACATCGACCTTGCTACTTTGGCATCTGCATCCTCCTTCCCACGCATTAATGACTGAAGAAAAGAGGGTTGCTGCTTCTTCCACTCGTTAAATGTTTTCTCGCTTGTGTCGAATGCTGCCGACATCTGCACATCGTTAAGCCCAAGCAGAGCGAGATTGAATGCCCTCTCGTCATACTCTGGCTTATAGTCTGTTGGTCTGCCTAATTTCTTTTTCATTTTGCTCTTGCTTTGCGATACTTGTCTGCTTCCGCATAGGCAATGGCAACTGCTTGGTCTTGATTGTAGCCTTCGCTTATTAGCTTGCGGATGTTCATCTGAATTATCTGCTCTGAATCCCCTTGAAATAATGGCATAGCTTTAATGTTATTGACCTACAAAGATATTAAAGAATCTACAAACTCTGATTCTCTTAGCTTGTTGATGTTCTGCCCGATGTCAACCATCTTCTTGTACTGCGATGGATATATCACTAACTTCCTTAACTTACCTTCGATGTATGCCATTGTGGTGTAGATTTCGTTGCCATCCCGATCTTCTGCATTGACTAAGATGCCAAAGTTATACTGAGGCTGATCGGTTGGTAGGATGATCTTGTTGTTCTTGATAAACATCTTGAGATCCTTATGCGTTACCGCCACTGCTACATCATATTCCCAACTTGCTCGGCTAAGATAACCGAAGTAGAAGTAGTTGCCTTCCATCATTGCATCAATGAAGATGCCTGCCCTGATTCTGATTGTCATCTTCAAACAAGATATTTAACTGATCTGAATGCCATCACATTGCTCTGATTGTAAAGGTCAATGCAGTATTCAATCACTGCCGTTATGCTCATCATAAATGCCTCCTCTGGAGTGTCTGCTCCGTATGCTTCATCCTTCGGTAGCCAAGTGTTATCAGATACTACCTCGCCCTCCCTGATGAAGATGCCATTTAGCAGAGTGCTGTTGCCCAAGTATGGCTCTGTTGTAAATTCAAGATCGAACTCCTCACGCAGGAATGCTCTCAGGCAATCCTTGCCATTGTAGCCGATCTCTTTAAGTTTGCTCATCTCATCGTTGGTGAGCAGTAGATTAAGTTGGTTGCTGTTTAACTGTTTCATTGTTCAGGTTGCTCGGTAAATGTATAAGTGTAGTATTGTTCTCCAAGTTCAAGTCCATCAAGTGCGCCTTCATTAAATGTTTCTATTATCTGCTGCCGTTCCATTGCTTTGGCTTGGTCGAACAAGTCCAAAAAGTACGGACCAATTTCACTGCTTAGTTTTTTGCTGATGGCTTCTTGCAACCATTGAACGGCTGTTAGTTTACTTTCCATAGGTTTCGGTGTAAAATTGTTCGTGTTCGTCAATAGGATAACCACCTTCGTAGTTATATCCAGCAAAGAAAGAAATCTCACTGTTTACCTTCTCCATTACAAGGGCATGGTCAATAACTTCATCACAATTTATATTTGTTATGCCTTTAATGTAAAGTGCCAACCACTGTACGGCTGTTTGCTTTTTCATCTTTTTAGAATTGTGAATAGGTGTCAATGCGCTTTTTAACGGTGTCGATGAATCGCTCCATCATTGCCGAGTAATAACTGTTAAAATCTGAATGCCCTTCTTTGTTAGCCTCAAACAGAACGTACAATGCTGCTCTCAATCTTTGGCTCGGTGTCTTGCTGCCCATCTCCGCTGCATCGATCTTCATTGCTTCAAGTAGCTGCTCATCGTTGTAGCTGAACTGCTCGCCCTTGAATGCCATCACTCCCACGCCACCCATCCAATGATTCATAAGTTCGGTCATCTGCTCAGGTGAAAGTTCCTGAGTGCCGATGCTGATCTTGATGGTCTTATCTCGCCTCGTTGCCACCGATTCGATGGCGCAAGGTATTGTCATTAACTTTGTCATTGTGCTGCTGCTGTATTACGTTCATTAGGTACTTCTTCACTATCTCCCTGATGGCTTGCTTATGGCTGGCAGGCACTCTAAATGTGATGTTCTCGGTCTGCTCTCCATACTTCGACTTCGTGCCTGCATTCGCCCTGTAACCACCCCTTGCTTTTTTACTGACTTCCATTGCACAAAGATAGTGATTATTTGATTATGTATTGCAAGTTGGTTGAGAATATTTTATTAGAAATAATCAGAAACCTTCTTTGTAATCCATCCTTCACGAGTTTCAATTATTTCACGATATGCACAAAGCATACCTCTTAAAAATTCTACTTTTTGACAATCTTTGTCAGTGAGTTGATGAATAATAGCATCAATCTTTAATTCAAATTCAGATTGGTGAAATTGTTTAACATTAGTTTCCATAGCGTTCGTTTTATTAATTGCTGATTCTTTTGAATCCAAAATTCTCAGGCATCTCTGTAAAGTCTAAGCCTGCATTCGACATCAACTTCATTGCATCGAGAGTGATCTTTGCGTTGGCTATGATCTTATCGGATATTCCTATGATAGCATCAGCCCGTTTCGATTCAGATTCTATTTGCTCGTTGGTTAGTTCTTCATCATTCAATCGCTCCAGTGCTGCGAATAGATGATCATTGAGGTCAGTTAACTTGTTCTTTGCCATTTTTTAAGGTTTTGATTTTTCTTCTTATTTTGATTTGCAGTCTTTTTGCTTCTACGATTTCAGGCATTTCCCTTGATACCTCAACTGGTATATTGTAACGGGTTGATAGCACATCCCTGATATAACAATCTTGCAGTTCTTCCCGATACTTTTTTTTGAAATGCAGTCGCATCTTACTCAGTTTTTCTTTATTGTCAGGATTTGCCCGATAATCTTTGGAATACTGTAACTTGTATTCTTTGTTGTCCTGATAGTGCTTAATTGCTCTTGGCTTTGCTTCATTCCTTCCACAAGGTTTGCAGTAATTACCGATTCTATGCTTGCCCCTTACCTTGCTGAAGTAAGTTGGATATTCTGCGACTTCTTTATTCTCCTTGCAGATTGGGCAAACCTTATGACTAAATGGGAATTGATTAGTTGTTTTGCTCATTGGCTTTTACTTTTAAGATTAAACACAATAAACCTGATCTTCTCATCCCTTGTCAGGTGATCGAGTTTTGGAAAGTGATGCGATAGTTCGGCATCGGTTAATTGATTGAGTTTAACTAAGAGCATCAGGATCTTTGAAGTTACCTCAACAGATTGGTCAGAATGGATTATCGTCATTGAATTGATTGGATTGGAAGTTAAATGCAGTTGATTCGATTGGCACTGGAAGGTAAGAACTCATTGGCTGCTGATTGGCATCGTAGAAGTTGGTAATGGTTTCGTTATTCCTGAACTCAACAGTACCCGTTGATCCCTGCCGATGCTTTTCAAATAGATAGAATGTTTCGTTGGTGTATGGCTTGCCTTCATCATTGGATAGGTTATAGTATGATGGTCGATAAACGAAGCACACAGTATCAGCATCCTGCTCCAATGATCCTGATTCTCTGAGGTCGGATAGCATCGGCTTCTTGTCTGCCCTTTGCTCAACTTGTCGATTAAGTTGGCACAGTGCAATGATTGGGATGGCAAGTTCTTTCTGTGCTGCCTTTAGCGTTCTGCTGATCTCTGCTACCTCTGCCTCCCGATTGCCACCCCTGAAGCCTTCCAATGTCATTAACTGCAAGTAATCGATTATCACCCACTTACACAGCCCCTTTCTGACTTGCTGCCTAATTACCCTGATGGCTTCGTGAACTCCGCATCTTGGCTTATCGTAGATGGTGAATGGCATCTTTTCAACTTCACCAATAGTCGATTCAAATACGTGAAGTTCTGGTTGGTTAAGGCTGCCATCCCTTAATCTTTTGGAGTCGATGCTGCCCGTTGCATTTTGCAGGATCAATCGCTGACAAAGTTGTGATGGATTCATTTCAAGGTTGAAGTAGATCCCTGCTTCTTTGGATTGGATGCCGTGAAATAATGCCAGTGCAGTCTTGCCCATTGATGGTCTGCCTGCCAAGATGATAAATTCAGGCTGCCATCCACCCGTAAATCTGTTGAGTGCAGTAAGCCCTGTGTTGACTCCGCTTGTCTTGCCTTGTCGATTTAGTTCCTGCCGTCTGAAGTATGCCTCCCGTTCGTCCTTGACAAGATCGGCAGTGGTGATGATATTGGAAACGGTCATACCAGTGTCCATAAGTTCGTTAAGTCGCTTGACCATCTCCGATGCTGTAACCTCTGCATCGTGCCGATCATAAAGACCTATTGACTCCTCAGTGATTATCTGATGGATTTGAGATTTAAGG